GACATACCACCAATTTCTTGGATTGCACCCGTAGATGGATGCTTGGCGTAAAGTTTTTTATCTGCGTGATTTATGCAAATCTCGCCAGATGCAAGGTCTGCGTTTGCAGGAACCCGTGCAGCAATTGTGCTTTTTTTAGGGACTATGATTGGATTAGCCATTATAGAATGGGGTTGCCTCCAGAGGGGTCGAACCTCTGAAGGGCTTTGGGTTTAGGGACTAGTAGGTTCCGCCGTCGATGGTTGTTTCGAGTGCAGTTACGCGAGTGTCGAGAGCCGAATCAGCCGATGTACGGGCCGAAATTTCGGAAGCCAAAGCAGCGTTGTTGCTCGTTACATAACCAGCGAAAGCCGAGTCATTTGCCGTATCAACGCTGTTGATAAGGGAAACGATTTCAGCAAACGTGTCGCTATCTGCACTTGCGGCAGAAAGGATTGCGTCGATGCGGTTTTTCTCAGTTGTGATTTTGCCGTCGAGGGCCGAATCAGCACTGGTGCGGTTGCTTGTCTCAGTAGAGAGATTACCAGCGATTACGCCTTCAGCGGCGGTAGCGCGGGAAACCTCTGCTGAAACTGCCGATGTCAATGTGCTGTCAGCGGCGATACGAGCAGACTGTTCAGCAGAAAGATTGCTGGTGAGTGTGCTGTCAGCACTGATACGAGCGGCTTCTTCTGCGGCGATTGCGGCAGTAAGAGTCGAGTTCGCGGCTGATACGGCGGCATCAGCATACGATTTGGTAGCGAATGTGCCTTCGCCGCCGACGATGAGTACTGATCCGTCAGCTTTACCGACGAAGAGGTTTTTATTGGTTAGGTCGATTGCCAACTCTCCAGAAGAAAGACTTGCTGGAGCGGAAGAACCGCGTTTGATACGAATGATTGGATTTGCCATAGTTTTTTATTGTTTTTTTGTTTTGTTTTTTTGGTTTTTCTGGTTATTCAGAAAGTTTTAAGGTGATGGACTATATTCTCCAGCATCAATTTCAGCTACATTTGTAAGTTCTCCGCTTTGTATTTGAGCAACTTCATTTCCATTTGGCAATGTGCCATCTTCGCTAATTGTGAGCGAGGCACTGGGACTAAAATCTAGCTTGCCAGTAAATGGATTGAATCTAACTGCCATATTAAGCTATGCTGACCATTACTAAATTTGCGTCATTTACAGTAGGAGGCTGCACGGAATATGTCAATGTAAGGGTAGCAACAACCACAGATGCTTTGCTGTAAGCTACAGTTGCGATATTGTTCGTCGAACCATAGTAAGTCAATGCGAGTTCGTCATATTCTGGGATTTGAAATCCTTGAATAGAGTTAGCGATATTAGAAACCCCATCAAGCACCAAATGACGGAATTTTGCTGTGTCGAGAATTGAAGGGATATCGTCCATATGTGTGAATGTTAAACTGGTGAGGTGGCAGAGTCAAGTTATTAACTCTGCCACCGATATCAATTCAACTTACACGCAAGGTGCGGGATTCACATTATCTTGGCAACGCTTGTAGACAATCGCCACAACATTCTGTGGACGAATTGGTTGGATAGCGCGTTGGATTTGATAAATATGCTGCCCAAAGTCACCATAAAGGTTACAATCGTTGTCGCGGAAATATGTCCACTCCAGTTCGCCCATAGCGAGTTGGGGGGCGAAACGGAAAGTTCCTTCTCCAACGTAGCTTTCGGGGACGAGACGCTTGAACGCATTGCCAGCGATAACAAACATGACTTCATACGTGGCTGCAACCCATGCTGGGTTACGGCGTTGAGCGAAACCATTCGTTACGGCAGTCGAGACGATTGGGTTAACAAGGGTAAGCACACCAGCAACATTCGCAGTTGCGCGAAGGGGTTGTTGGTCGATACCGAATGCAAAGCCACGATATCCTTGGAAGGAGTAACCGCTGATTGCAGTCTCACCAAGCTTGAACGAACCAGTCGTAAGACCGATCAGATCTTCTTTTACGTCCGCATCGTTGCGGAAGTTCTCGATTTGATCAGCGGAAGCGATAACTTGGAAGAATTCACCCTCGGAGGTAGCGAATGGTTCGGCAAGCATCTCTTCACGCAGGAACGTGCCGAGTTTGTAGAGAGTCCTGAAGTTCATAGGAGCATCAGGAACTTTGTTGGCAAACAAGGTGTTGATCTGCTGCATATCACCAGTCAGGTTAGCGGCAAAGGTAGCAGTGGAGTCCACTACATACTTAATGCCAGACTGAAGGAGATACTGATAACGGATGTCAGCATTGATAAGCTGGAGGATCGTCTTTTCGAGCGATACTTGAGCTTGAAGGTAAGAACCTTTGAACGCTGTGCGAGCTTGCTTTACGCAAACACGGGGGCCAGCACCACGAAGGGTCTGGAGTTGGAACTGGTATTCAGTCGAGCCAACAACGTCTGGGGTTGCTCCCACACCGCAGAGGGTGGTGTCGTTAACGAAGGTAGGAGATGCGAGCGAAGCGGCAGGAACTGCCATTTCCTCAACAACACTACGCACAACGTCAGAGACGTTAGGAAGCGTTCCACCATCGATGGAGTTGATATAAGGACTCTTACGGGCGAGAACTCGTCCGATTTGTCCGATGATGCGGTTCACGTCTTTGCTTGCAAAGTCCTGAATCGCGGCTAGTGAGATACATTCTGCTGCCATAATTTTAGTTTTCTAATTAATTGTTTGTTTTGGGTTTGTTCTGCTTGAACTCCCGAAGAAAAATTCTACGGGCAACATTCAAGACGATAAAATCCGATTGCGGATCTTAACGATTTGTTTCTTGATTTGGTTGCCCCGGCACGTTGGGCGTTGTTCGGCCTGATTGCGGATTCTTTGACTTCCACAGAGTCACCAGAATAACGAATCTGGCACGTCGAGTTATTGCCTTTTTATATCAATACTAAAACATTGTCAAATTATATTTAAAATATTTTTTAGGTATTGAGATTTCGGAATATTATTCTCCAGTTTTGCGTGAATTAAATTCGCTTCAATTCTATCGAGTTTTCCAGATTCGTTAAAAATATCATCTTCATTTTTTAACACTCCACCCACATGAAGATCATTGGAAAGTATTGTGTTTATGACGTGAGCGCACATTTCTTTAGTTGTTTGAAAAATATAAGATGGTTGCCCAGACAAAAGAAGCAATGAACCAGTCTTCTCTACCTCTTCAGCGAGTTGCGGAGTGAATGAAATATTAGCAACATCGTAGTCACTCATCCATCCACCTCCTGCTGCATGAAGCGCACACCAACGCGAAAAACGGGCGCAAATGAAAGCAAAATTATGTTGCAACTCGTTGGGAAGAACTGGAGCGAGTCGAGTTAATTTCGTCATTAGTTTCAGGTGGAGCGGACTCCCCTGCGCGTGTGAGCGATTTAACATTACTGGTTCCCATCCTTGTGCCTCCCAAGTGGATTTCCAGATGTTTGCACAAGCGAATTGTTCACTCTGTGGGTGTAGTTGAACGCTTTCGTAGTATCCGTAGATTTTTGGCTTCATTAGTATGCCTTAATTCCAACATTAAAAACTGGAACACCCAAGTCGATGTGGGGTTGGTGTCCTGCGTCCATTGCTTTTTTGCAGAATGATATGTCATCAGGGTAAAAAGGCCCGTGCTTGATGTCAGGAAACTTTTTCTTTATATCTTGCAACACACGACGATGGATCAGCAAACATCCACTACCAACCCAGTCAACTGCCTCAACAGAATCCGTGCAGACCCGTGCTTTTTTACCCAAATCGGCCTTGGAGCAGTCGATTGACGCATCATTTAAGTTAGCGAAGTACGCTGCACCCACTAGTGACTTTCCTGCACCGATTAAACGATGCACGATGTGCTTCTGGAGGTGGGAATCGTGGACATTTCTTGCTGCACCGATTGTTGCTTTTGCCCACTGCGGTCTGCCAATGGATGGAATGATGTTATTGTCCAACAACAGCAACCATTTTGCGTCTGTGGCTAAGAATTTCTCTGCAAGATCATTCCGTGACTTATAAAAGTTGTTTTCGTCGCTAGAAACGTCAAATCGGATCTTGTCACGTCCAAAATCAAGCGCAATGTTGATCAGTGCAAGTGTAGTAATCGGGTTAGTGGCTTTATTAGCCGAAAAACCAACAAAAATGTCCCGGCCTGCGAATTCTGCACGATACGATGGCAACCCTTCATTGGTTCGGGATTCTACGATATTTGATTGTAAAGTATCGTTAAATGGTACTTTTTCGGCAACATCTTCGATAATTGGTTGTTTAATTTCTTCTGGTGTTGGTATTTCCATCTTTTCCAACACCTTTGGCACTGGTTTACGTCTGCGTTTAGGTTTTCGGTCTAGTTTGATCATAGGTTCGGGTTCATTGAGGTGTGAAAAGTCTCGTTGTGGTTTATTTATTTCTGGTTGTGGTTGTGGGCGTTGTCCTTGTCTTGCAAATGGATCGAAAGAATCCAGCGCATTCATCGTTATCTTCTCATCAGGAGTAACTTTTGGTTCCATAGATATAATGTGGCTTTAACTATATTAATTTATGTATGAATGTACTAACTTTAGTATACTTTAACCACCTAGTGCCTCATCTAAGCCAATATCAATGGCATCCATCGAATTCATTTTTAATCGGTCGTTAAGGCTAGATTTGATGCTGTGCTGACCAGTGATGGTCTGCTTCGGCATTTTCCCTGCGCCTTTGAGGTTATTATTCTCTTCCCGCAAGGATTTTAGTTCTGCCATGTATTTAGATTTCCCTTCCTGCTCAACCCGCAGTTGCTCGGTTAGGACGTGCGAGAACACTGCTGCCGCTGCCACATTAGCCCGTTCTTGAGCGTTGGTGGGCCACAGAGCAGAGTTAAACTTCTCGGCAAGGGATTGCACCTGCGCGTTGTGCCGTTGAACTTGTTCTAGCTTCTCTGGGGTTGCGTCTTTAGGTGCTTCCGCAAATCTAGCCCACGGAAGATCTTTGGTCAGACCATCCATGTGAGAGTCGATTTGCTGCACCTCTTGCTGATACCATTTACCCTTTTCCTGCTCTCGATCTGCCAGAATTTGATCGGCGTTTTGAGCGGCATTAGCAACTTCCTGCTCTTGTTTTTCCTTCAAATCAACCACGTCAACCAAGTTGCGCTTAAGCCGCTCCGAATCGGTGAGCGGCAATTTATCGATGGCGTTATTCTTCCACCAGTTCTGATCCACGGCATCAGGCCCACCTGCTTTTTCAATAGACTCAATAACGTCCTCGCTTGCTCCGTTTTTGCGAAGGATTGCATAGATATTCTCTTTAGCAGACGCAATTGGTTGGTTGTATTTCGATTGAAACTCTGGGTCGTTTTTAATGTCGAAGATTGCACGGAATTTCTTTAATTCATCGTAGTCATCGGGTGCTTTAAACTCCTGCTGACGTGATTCCATCTCGCTTACCCGTTGACGCAGTTGCTCCGTCTCCTCGGCTTGCTTCTTGTAGGTGGATGCGGTCTCCTGCAACTTGCGCCAGTTAGAACGATTAACTTCAGAAAGATTGCGGGGTTGTTCAATTGACGCAATCTCTGGATCCAATTCGATTTCTGGAGTTGCTGGTGCTTCTGGAGTCTCTGTAGATTCCGTAGCCTCTTGCTCTGGTTCCTCGATTGGTTCAATTTCTTCCGTTTCGACGGGTTCTTCAGCGTACACTGGCTCAACTCCGCTTAGTGCAGCGTCAAGCAATGCATCAATTTGATTTTCCGTTGATTCATCGATTGGATCTGCGTCCAATGATGGGTTTCCGTATCCAGTAACACTGGATTCTGCTTTTTCGTTTTCGTTTTCCATAGATTTATTAATTGGTTGTTAATTTACTTAATTGACTTCTCTCCACGGCACTTCCATTTTTTCCTGCTTAAATTATTTGGTGAATTTGGATCATCTTTCCAATCACCTTTAATGTTTGCGCTTCTAGCACAATACGCGTCCGCTTTTTTTGTGAGTGGACGAATGCGATCCTTGCCATCCTTGGCTTTTCCCGCTTGTCCGTATTCAACTGTCCTCGTTCGACCAGTTACTGAATTGGTGATTGTTTTACTGAATCTTGGTTTGATTTCTGCCATATAATTTGACGTAAATACTAGGTACTTTTTCCGTCACATCGACGTGTAGTTTCCTGCGCTTGGATCGGTGCTATCCTGTGAAGAATTTACGCAGTCATCGATTTCTCGCAATGCCATCTCAAAACCTTGTTTCAACATGGCTTGCATTGCAACGCCTTCGACGGAAACTTCCGTTATGAAGGGAATTCGACTGCGTAAATATAAACGCAATTGAGTTCCTGTTTTTTTGTCGTAGTCCCGCAGACGTGATGCGTCAGATTCTTCCCATTTCATATTTATTTATTTAAAGAAAGGCAACCCTTGCTTTTCTCTTTGTTTTGCAAACTCAATTGCTTTGTTTTGAATGCTATTATATAAATTTGGATTTGTTTTAAATATATCGCTAGATGGAGTTGAAAGCAAATAATTTTGCTCTGCTTGAGTTAGCCCCGGAACAAGACTTGGAATCTCTTTTTCACCAGTTCCCCAATTGGTTCCAATCGATATTTCGCTTGAAACATCATTGGGGTTGTCGAGACGTTTTAATGGCCCCAACCAACCTTGTCCTTTAATGGATCCATCTGACCTTGTGTCTTTTGGATTAGGTTTCCAAGCATCTGTCTTTTGAGACACTGCTAATCCGCTTGATGCGCTATATGCTCCACCCATATTTTATTCCATCATCGATTTAACTTTGGATTTAACCTTGCGGTAAGCCTTTTTGCCAGCTTCGACCAATTGCTCTGGAGATACGATGCCTTGGTCACTCATACCTTGTTTTTTAATGCGATCATAATTTGCTTTTTCTTTTGATGCATATTCCGCTTGCTTTTCCATTTCTTTTTCGGACTCGGTAAGTAGGTCTTCAACTTCTTCTTCCTTATCTTTTGCAGTTGGAAGAGGTTCAGATTTTAATAATTTAGGAGAAATAGAACCAGAACTCATTGATTTTCCCGCTCGTTTGATTCCATATCTAGATGGTTCTGAAATCTCTTCAGCCACCCCCTTTGTCATTTTCCTCATTTCTCCCAATGCTTTAGCTTCTTTTTCGCTAATAGCACCCAAAGCACCTCCTTTTGGAAATGCTGATTTATTGTCTGAAAGTTTGCTGATTATTTTGGCTCGATCTGGCATAATATTATTATCCTGCGGTTACTGGTTTTGGTGGTGCAGCAACTTGGTTGACTGCGTTATTTTGTGATGGGTTTTGTGTTCCAACAGCTTCTCCCATTGCGGTAGCCTGTGCAGTCGATGGTCTACGTCCACCTCCACCACCTCCACCACCTGTTGCTGCTGGAAATAAATCTCCCTCTGAAATTGGTGCTTGTCCTGCTGTCAGGTAATTAATCGCTTCAGAGACTGCCTTTTTGTATTCGGCAATCTGTTTTTTATCAGCACCCTTCGCTTCAGCGTTTTGGACGTGTGCGATAAAGTGCTGTACTGCCGATTGTAGGGGTTTTACCATCTCTGGAGGCATAGACCCTGCTGGAGCAGAAGAAATCAACGGGAATAGCTTCTCCATGATCGTCTGGATATGCATGATATCATTGTCTCTTGGAGACACTGGAATGTCCTCGCCTGAGATGATGCTCTGAAGTTCGATAATCTGCTGCCTCGTTGCCTCGATTGCCACTGCTTCGACCTGATCTTTTGGAAGGATAACTTGGTTGGCAATGGATTCACCCACTTTTCGACTCCAATCGAGCTTCATTAGCTCATCTTGGTTGATTTGTGGGTTACCAGTGTACCTCTGGATCAGAAGATCAAGGATTGCAGCGTCTTGACCTTCGGTTTGTGGCAGAAGTTCCTCTGCTGGAGAGAATGCCATCAACAAAATGTCGCTAGGAGGCAAATTACGCTCCAACATGGACAAAACGCACGAAACGGCCTCTTCATCGAGATGCCGTGGGATCTCAAATGGCACTAAGAACGATGGGATCTCGGATTGTGCCTGTTCAAATGCCTCAACAACCTCTTTTTTGGCCCACATTGCGTTTTGATTCTGTAAACGAGCAAAATCAATCTGTGTTTTTAGCTCACTTGCGGCTTTAACGTGTTCTGGGTGACAGATTCCACGTTGCATACGCTCAACTGCTTTGGAATATTGCTTTACCCAACGCATCAGGATGCCTTCGCGAATCTGGTTCTCAACGGCAGCAATGCGATTTACTTCACTAGCGGTTTTGTCTCCACCAGTGATGTTCATCACAGAGGATGGAAGGAAGGTTCCCATCTGAATCTCAGCCAATCCAGACATGAATTGATCGAGTTTAATGAAATCTTCAACGTCAGCGGGGATTGCAGACTGCACTACGTCATATCCCTCTGCGACATAGGCAACGGGATGCATTACTTGAAGCGGAGGAATGCCTGTTTTAGCGGTTGGGCCTTTCTTAAGTAATAGCATCCCGCGCAAATATGAGTTATCGACAATGAGATTTCGAGCTTTGTCGATAGCAATGTGAGTGTTATATAGATCACGTCCTGCACCACGGGAACTCATCAATGCACCACTGCCAATCTCGATAGAGAATAGCGCGATTGTATCCGACATTCTGTTGTACCTATCCAATTGAGTGCAAATCTCATCTCCGCTTTTGTCATCGAAAAGATAGCGCGAAATCTTGCCAGTGGGTTCTTTGATGAGCAATTCACCTAGTTCGACGTATTTTGCATCGTTTTCGTAGCTTGCACCATAGGATCCTTCTCTAGTCCAGTCCTCATAGCGTCGAGCGTCATCGTCAGAATCCAATGTACGTCCCGCTGGTGTTGCGTTGTTGATTGCTTTTACCAAGTTGTTAATATGCCAACCTGCAAGCGCGGAAAGTCTTGGTTGCTCCAGCACTGGTAGCAATTCAGCAATCTGGTATCGACGCTTCCTTGCCCAAATCGGTGTTGAATCCGCTTCTTGTGGAGTCTCAATTGAAAAGAACGTATAATCTTGGCGTAGAAACTCTGGTTTCCAGTCACGAACGTCATCCCAGCATACCGCACAAAAACCAAATGTTGTATTTTCGTGAGTGACCTGAGCCACTAGATCATCGTGACCCTTCCAGCCTCGGATGCATTTTGTAATCTCTTCGCGGAACACTTTAGTCTTGTGTTCTTCGCTGACTCCCTCCAGCGGGAACTTGGAATAGGTAAGCGTAGGTGACTGCTCAATTACTTGTTTAAATGGTGGTTGCAATCGGCTAACCATCGTAGACAAAAACCCAGTTGGGCGATTACTGCGCCAATTCTGACCCATGCTTTCCAATTTTTTTGCACTGTAAGGAGGTTCATTGTTTAGCTTCTTCTGAATCAATTGGTTCTTGCGGTTTCTCTCAACATTCTGTTGCTTTAACCTGCGATATGCAGAATGCGCTTGCTGGCAGTCTTTAAACGTCCGCTTAACCTGCAATGTGTCAGGATTTACAACGTCACCAGTGGCGTTATCGTCAACAATCTCCAGTTCGGAAACACGTTGCTTGTCCGATGGTTTCATAATCCGCGCAGCTTTCGATGCGTAGACGTTTGTGACTTCTGCTGGGATTGGTTTGGTGGTATCTGCCATATTATTTGAGGTTTAGCCAGCAATCTACTGGCAAATTGTCTGACGGGGAAATGCTGTCTCTGGACATGAAAACTGCGGATTTATTATCGTGACGTAGCAACAAACAACCACCTAGTGACTTGGATGTCTTGGTTTCTTTAGCTTGTCTAATGCTTGCACTTAACCTATCCGTTGCCTTAACGCAAGCACCGCAACCGCTTTTCCACTGGACGTTTTGTTTGCAAGCAAGACAGATTTTTGCGCGTTGCTCTGCCAGTTCACTGGATACAAGTGCTATCTCTTTTGTAGAATTGATGACATTTTTAGCCCAGATCGTAATGTCATTGAGCAACTCTGTCTTTTGACTAGGAGTATTCACGGATGTTACAACAACCATATCTACTCCATGACAAAAATTAGGGTTCTTGCTACAGATGTACGAATTGACATCACCTTCAACGTCACCAACTGGCAAATGGTTTTCGGCACGGAAATTCGTGACAACCTCCAAAAGATTGTCATAGCTATGACCAGTGAGCTTTGCATCACCATCGTAGTAATGCCAACCCCCCGGTGGGATCATTCCAATTATCGGTTTTGCCATGAATTTTTGAGTTTTACGTCAGTTTTGTAAGGTTTGCAAGCAAATTCTTACTTATTTATCAAATTAATTGCTGAAATCAACAAATTCATAGCTTTCAATTCCAGTATGTTTTTTAGTGAATTCAAACTTTTCTGGTTTGGGATCGGTCATCGTAGCAACCACTCCACCCCGTTGCCTCATTAAATAGACCAGCAGGGACAGGGAATCAAGCGCATCGGGAGAGTTTTGCCTAGTCCGTTTAACGAAGTCTCCTTTGCTCTCAACTCTCACCAACCCCTGCCCCTGCTGTTTGTACCTGCGAGAAGTCGCTTGACGAACCAACTCCTCGGTACGGAAGCTCGGTGATATTTTTAAGTACTCAAACTCCAGATATTTTGCAAGTCCGAAAATTAGTTCTGTAACCACTCCAGAGTACAACTCATTTGCCCGTTGTGTATCATCTCCAAGGATGTGAGTTTCGGAACTAGCCCATGAATAATTGACTCCCATGACTTCACTCCCGTACAAGGATCTCAACGCATCGTGGATTCCTGCTCCGTTTCCAGTTCGATCAACACACAACCAATTTGAGCCAATCCGCATCTCCTTTGCGAAGCGGATAATCTCAGCGGTCTGCTCTAGTGTTGCCAATTTCGGAAACTGCATTTGCGAATCCAGTTGCAAACACGTCTTTGGCTTTTTGAATTCACGGAATTGTCCGTCCCGTGGAGTCCACCCATCACAGAGTCCGTATCGCCCGAATGAACAGACAACCTGATCTCGCCCCTCCAACGCCAAATCAAACGCTGCTAGAGGCACTACAGGCCCAATAAACCGCAAGCTACCCATTGAGTTGTCCATCATGGCTGGAGTTATTATTGCCATTGAGATACCTTCCTGTGGGAAGAATCCACGGGCCATCGTGTAGTATTCGGCAGTGCGTCCTTTGCTTTCGTATGCCATGTACCCCTCGTAGGACTGGAAGCCGGGGAACACAATCTGCTGCTTCAACACATTCTCGCACCTCGCTGCATCCAGCCTCAAGATATGCCACCCCTCCCTGCTATCCCACTCGAAATCCTCCTCGCAATCCACACTCTGCCAACCCCGCGAAGGTTCGCACCTCTTACCGAATTCACTATTCCGATCTTTCGGGTTAGACGCTCCGAAAATCTTGATGCGTCCCTTGGAATCTTTTGTGTCCGCAGCGGACAAGATGTTTTGCAAACCTTCCCACACCCCAGCGGGAACCTCCTCAGCTTCGTCTAGGACAACGTGTGTCCTACTCATCTGTCCCCACTTGGGATCTGGCTTTTGCCTTGGGGAAGGGTGGAACCCTCGGAGCGTTCCAGTCCCGCTATCACCTTTCGGTACGGCAACCAAGTGGATCCCGTTCTTGTCATCGTCATTGGCTTGAATCGACTTCACTAAGTCTTCGCTACCTTCGTACTCTGGACGCACCAGTGCAGTTCGGTAAAAGTTTTTGATTGCAGCGAATACGTTACGTTGCGCGTGTGCCTCGGTCAACGAAACAACTTTAATACAAGTGTACTCTGGATCTCGCATCCAATCCAACAAGAACCACGCAGCGGCATTGAACGTCTTACCCATCGCTCCTGCGCCTTGAACTAGCAACTTGTCATTCTCAAACAAGCACCTCCATGTATCCGCTGCACTCTGTGGCCTCCAATCGTACACTCCAGATCCCCATAGAATCGTTGCCGCTGCCTCAAATTGGTCGTGCTTGAGCAGGTGTTGAACGAAGTTAAGCACAGTTTGCCTAGCCACCTTTTCGTCCAGTGTAACCATTTTTTTCTGCGAGTCCGTAAGATTGGTTAAAATATACTGAGCGGCATAGATAATTCCATTGATATCATCCTTTTCTGCCTCAACTCGCACCTTGGTGGCAATGTTAATTGCCTGTAAAACTGACGGAGGTTTATTCATTCACCTTCCAACCCCACATCAGATTAAACCACGCAAACTCTTTCTCACCAATCTTTTTGTTAGATCGGAATACCTTGGCATATCTAACCGAAAACCATTTTTTGAAATCTTCGCACTCTGCCTCAGTCCAGCTTCGCTTTGTATACCACTCTTCTTGGTTGGTGAATTCTTTGTCGAATCCCTCAAATCCAACCCGCTTGAACATCTCGTCCAACGCTTCAGCCATAAATGTATCTACTTTATTTTTCATATTAGTCCCAGTATAGTTGTGTTCCTGTTAGTTTTCCGCTCATAATTCTCTCCAAGACTGGCTCAACATCCCACGGGTACAATCCTCCTTCATGGCAGGTTTGCATTCCAAAGTACTCGCTGAACTTGTCTCTGTCTATTCCGCTGTTTTTCAATGTCTTATCTAGCACATCAAACTCAATATGCTCAATTGGGTTTTCCGTTATCACGATCCCAAGTTGCTCAATTCTATTGTATTTCATTCCTCCTCCTCGTCATCCTCGTCTTCCTCGTCGCACATCGAATTCTCAATGAGTTCATGGATCTTGACCTGCAAGATTCCAATCATGCTTGCTAGTGGCAAGTCAAACTCGGCAATGTAGGTATCGATTAATTTATCAATTTTATTTTGCAGTTCCGTTATCTGGTCTGAGTCTTTCATGTTCCTCCTTTAGTTGGTGAATTTTACCATCCTTACTCCAAACTCTCACGTTTCCTAGTTCTTCAAACTGGAAATCCCACTCCTCTTTTGTGATGCGTCCGTGCATATAGTCATCGTTTGATTTCCGCTGGGCTTCTTCTCTTGTCATGTCCAATGATCTAATGGACACCTCTCCGTGTCCATAACCAATTTGATCTCCATGTTGCATCCGCAAACACCGCACTTTCCCGCGCCACTGAATGCCGTTGGATCGTAGTGAACACACTGGTTGCAGATCATCAACCTCTCCTCGATCTGCTCCTTGTTGCGTATCGGCATACCTGCTCTGACGAATGCCGCTGCACTCTTCACGAAGCTAACCGCTTTCTGCGCTATGTTTGGCTCAATCATTTCATTCCAAAGATACTCTTCAGTGAATCCAAACTGGCACTAGAGCTATGGTATGATCTTGGTTCGTCTTCCCCTTCTTCTTCCCCGTCATACATTGCAACATCCCATGTTGTATCGAATAGCTTACGCAGTCCTTTCGCAGACATGGTTACGTTTCCACGTCCGTTGAACGAGGGGTTCTTGTTGCTGTACACTTTCCAGAGTTCTTCTTTTGTCATACGTTTATCAGTGCAATATTGAATTCCGCTGCAAGCATGGTGGTCGATTCGTCCGTGGGATACGTCTCCCGATAGACTATCCTCTTGATGCCATACGATGCAAGCGATTTCAAGCAGTTGTTACATGGCAATGTCGTTGATGCCAGCAGATAGCACTCCAGTGGTTTCACATGACGCAATGCGTTCTGCTCTGCATGGACAACGTAATTTCTACGCTTGTCCCTGTCAGTCCAGTCCTCCTCCATATGCGGAGGGAATCCGTTGTAACCACAGGCTGCAACAGTGTTGTCATGCCGCAACAACACAGCACCGACTTGCCTCCACGGGTCTTTGCTCTTCTTGGCTACAACTTCTGCTATCGACAATGCGTATTCATCCCAGTTCATGATCTATTTATTTCTCCCATATGGTCTTCCAACCAGTAGACTGCTTGACCAGAGTCTCTTACCTCGTCTGGAAAGATACACTCGTCCGATATGATTCCGTTCAGTTGCAATGCGTTCATCACTTTAGTTGCGTTAAGTCTCTTGTATTCAATGTAGTGTTCCAGAGTATTCACTTGTCACCTTTCAGACCATCGTATACAACATACAATATAATGACCGCTAACACGATATAGCCTATGATATATCCCATATATGACACCTTATTGGCAGGACTCACATTCTGGATCTTCAACTTGGCACACCCGCTCCACTTTAATATCTGCCAAGTCATCATCGTCCTTCAACACAACTGGTTCCTCGATCACATCCAGCTTGTCTGCCCGTGCAATTGCTGCCTCATTCGTGTAGCGTTTCTCTGGATATCGCTTCGCCAGCTTCTCGACATTAGCTTCCATGCAATCGTTGATCGTTAGACCTAACTCGTTTAGCAGACCAGTCAGATAAAACAGGATATCTCCTGCCTCTTCAATCACGTTGTTGATGTCTAGTTGCTTCTGGTACACGCAATGCTTCTTGACCGAATCCAACAACTCACCCGCTTCGCCGCTGACTCCCACTGCCATGTGGAGGATGGATGCCTGAAGAGGAGTTAGCTGGACAAGTATGTCATGCCCCGGCTTAACGATTGATTGAACGAATTGTTCGTATGGTGTAGTTAATTTCATTTTGTATGTATGTTAAAGTATGCCAAGCCGAAACAACCTGATTCAGCTAGGTGGACTAACTTTCCCTCACTACCTATGCTCTCGTCAAGTATCTTTTTAGTTATCATCTGAGGATGCCCATCATGTGGTTCGATATCAACCCATTCAAAGATGCGAAGAACTTTTGCTGCTCGCAATGCGTTGCTGATGATTAACGCAGGATCATCCGTATGCTGAAGGCAATTGTAAATCCAGCACTCATCGAACCCCTCTTCCACAACGTCCTCACCTCGCATAACAAGACATTCAACACCATGCTCATGGTATCGAGCGTATGTCCACTGCGGATACTGTAGTGGATCCACTACCAATGCCCTGCCAAGTCCCTTCGACTTTAACAGCATGGAAGTAGGGCCACCACCTACGTCGATCACTGACTTGCCTGACAGGCTGAACCCGTATCCCACCTGATGCAGTCCCATGAATCGAGCGTAGACATAGTGCTTCTGGTCTTCATCGAATGTATTGCAGCAGTCTCCCCAGTACTGCGATTCAAACGTGTAATCGCTCATTTCAGTTCCTCCTTCAGCTTGCGATAGTGTGCCACTGCTTGGGGCCACATATCATGCCAACCCGATGACGCTACTAGTCGATCCGCGCAGTCCTTCCATCTGTCACGCTCCTTGGTTATCTTGTCTATCTCTTCTGTTGTCTTATTCATTTTGTTTTAATCTGTTAATAAATCCAGCAATGTTTCCTTGGTACTTCTTTGTACCCATGTGGTTGCAAGTCATATTGGGATCTAACCACACATCCAGTCCAGCTTGGTTTAGCTTGGTACACATGATTATATCCTCAGACCACAACTCCCCATCAAAAACACGCACGTCAAATACCATTCGGCATTCTCCACGCTCGGTGTTATACGATTCGCTAGATTCCCATAGAGCAGCAATTGCCATTGCACTCAGCTTCAGAAACCCTGTTCCAATCCCCGCGCATTTAATCAACCCGTTATCGTGAATTGTTGTATCCAACACCTTACAAGCATACAACTCAGCGTCATCAGTCTTCTTCCGCGCAGTTCCTCCAACCACATCCTCACCTCGATTAACTAGGTCAATGACCCATTGCGGGTTCCATTCCATGTCTGCATCTATGAAGATCATGGAATCAACCTTTGATTCGTAAGCTATTTTAACCAAGTCATTCCTGCATCTCTGGATCAACGCATCGTTGCCCAGAAAAACGGGATATATTCCAATCTCATTTTCTTCTCCCAACTTAATCGTCCCGACAATAGAAGATACATATTCCATCGTTAGTTGCCCGTAGGCGCAAGGTGTTGCTATTATTATTTGTTTATTATACATATGGGTAAATCATTGTCATTGCATCGATTCCGTTTCCTTCAGCGTACCATCCCGCTCCATTGTGAACGTCTAGTACATCTTGGAAATACTTCTCGTACCTCGGTGCAACCCGTTCAAGCGTAAAGTTCTCGCCAAATGCACGGCAGTCTGCTGGTTTGATGCGGTCAATGTTGTAGATTGCATCGACGTAGTCACCCATAGTTCGACACCGATATCCAGTTACGCCATGCAGGTTGTTCTCCGCGAAGGATCCCCAGTCAGACGTGATGGTTGGTGTTCCGCTCAATAGGTTCTCAATCTGCACTCCACCGAATGGTTCGACGTACTGGCTAGGAAGGAAGGATGCCTTGGCCTTAGACATGAGTTCCTTTCGCTTAGGAACGTCAGCGTAGCCCACATACTCAACGTGAGGTGGGAATGTATACCCTGCCTCGCATTGACCCGCGACAACCAGTTTAACGCCTGCCCTGCGAGTTGCATCGATTGCGATATCAACACCCTTGCCAGAGTAGACCCTGCCAAGGTACAGGAAGTAATCCTCCTTTTGGTCATTGAAGGTGAAGTCATCGATGTCAAAGTAGTTCGGAATGACTACGCTATAATTATCCTGCTGGCATTGCCCAACAGAAGCCATGCCACAATGAGCATGGTAGATGGCATAGCTCTCCCATACCTTCCACCTAGCCCAGTGACCCCCCGCGTACCCTATCCCCGGCTCAACTACGATCATATCATGTTGGTGTGCATCACATATCGGTCTGACTCCAGACCCCCAAAATGGAAGAATAAAGTCGTTCTTTTCCTTTCGAAAACCTACCTCCCGAATGGCATTGGCATAGAACGTCTGGTATGCATGGTCACCAGTGTCGAACTTGAAGAACGTCTTCCTCCAGTCATGACTGCCATAACTCTTAGCAAAGTCATCATTGGTCAGGACGCTGACGTGTTCGGTGCATTGCAGGTCACTGTCCTCATGCCCATAGTGGATGACCTCATGGCCCCTGTCTGTCATCATCTTGGCAAACTTGACTACCTTTTGCGTGTAGGCACAGGCATTAAACTCTTTGCTTGTAACTGTGTGTGGAAGACCTAGTGCGTGGAATCTCATTTTTGTTGTTTTCATTATGTACTACTGCTGTTATGTGAAGTTATTGATTATTTTCCTTACTTTTCAGCTTGTTAATCAACGACTTCTGTTTGTTTACGTCATGCTGCAATTCGTGGATTATTTGCCGCAATTCTCTAATATACTGCTTTTGTTGCTGAATTATACGCATCTCTGGTGTTATCTCATGCGCTTTCATAGGTTCTCTAGGATCTCGGTTAGTTTCGCTTTCATGTTATTGACTTGTTTCAAATTGTAATAGTCTTGTGCGCTCACTTCGTATGTTGAGTACCTGTGGAGGCACTTCTGGTTATCGCAGTATCTACGTCTCGAAAATCGATTGCCGAAGTCACGGCACTCCATCACATGGGTCGTAGAACTGCATTTGGGGCATAATTTGACCATTTATGATTTAACCCTAGATATGGGGTATTTGAAAATAGTTACCACTATATGGTGATTATTATCGACAGGATTGCGGTTTTTGTGGTTATACTGCGTTGGCAAATCGTTCGCTATCACAAGTCCTCTTGCGCCTCCGCTTCGATCTGCGGCTCGATCAGTTGTTGCACTGGTTGAGGATCTCGCCCCTGAATTAGATCTATTGGTTCTGCATTGCGATCACCTATTGTGAATGTGACGTTGAGTGGCTTTGCTTGTGTCGATTCGATTTCGATTTTATCGCCGTACTGACGTGCGTTCCATTTACCTAATAGACGGATACGAGTGTCAATTCTGACCCTCTTCTCCTGAGCATCGAGCATTGGATCATCAGCGATTCTTATGCAGTCATCTGCGATTGCGTGAGTACCTATTTTTCGTGAGATATGAGATTTGTTGCGAAAGTCCTCGTTTGAGCATTCCCATCTCCATACTGTTGAGTAGTTTGGCATGCCTTCAAGGTTACAGATGGATGAGAGTGTTTGGCCCATTGCGAGTCGTTCACAGATTTCCTCTGCGAGTTCCTCGTTATACTCTGGTGGTCTACCCATTTTCTTGGATGGTTTAAAGCTCATATGGTTGCTTGGGTTTAGTATTACGCTTTGGTAATTGTGACTTCAGTTCGTTGCTCGGCTTGGGTTTTGACTTTGACTTGGCTGAACGTGATTTCGACGCTTTCGGGGTTATCGTCTGGGATGAGGTGGGCGTATCTAATTTGGTCAATAAGTGGTTTGCAGCCCCCTGCAAGATTGTCAACGTCGAGTGTTTTTGTGGAGTATCTTGTAATTGAGAGAGTGTACTGCGGATTGCACTTAGCAGTGCAGTCCTTGCTAGGTTCTTTTGTTTTTGGTACTTTGACCAATGGCAATTTAGGAGCGTGTTTAGTGAGGGTGTCAAGTAGCCGTCTAGATGGAGGTTTATAGTCATAGTAGTAGTGTCCGTCAGGTGCGAGGTTGTAGCCTTTCTCTTTGAGTTGTTCAGTTGTCCAGTTCATTGCTCGATTAGGTAATCTTCTGGGTTGGGATCCTGTTGTGCTTCGATTGTTTTGCCGCAGGTGTTGCACTTGCAGTTGCCGTGATCATCCACGTCCATGACGTTGTCGCAACACTCTGGCACTTCGTCTTGTTCGGGTGGGTCATTCCAGTAGTCGTTCATAGCGGGTATAGTTATACATGATTTTGTGGATTTATACCTTATCTAGATCAATCAAAACTTTTGCTCGTATTCCTGCGTTTATGATTTGGTTGTGTGCATCATCAACGATGGTTGATGGGAGCAAAATCTCTTTCAGATCCTTGTATTTTGTTCTTACGAAGATTTCATCCGTTTCAATTTCCCCGTCTTTTATGCTGGTTGTCAGTTGGAATCGTTTGGGAAGCTCATAGAGTTTAGCAGACAATGGGTTTGCCTCCATGTCGAGATCCCAGAACAAGTCGATCATGTTTTTTGCTTGTAGTACGGAGATTGTGCCATCGGGCCATTTTGCTAGGTATGTTTTCATTTGGATATTTAAAATTGTTTTAGTTTGTCTTGATCTAATGCGTAGCCTTCTCCGTGACCAAGGTTGATAATGTTCTCTGCTTTGATGAGGTCTTCTTGCCATGCCCATCCAACGTAGTCGAGTGATGGAGCGTCCACAACGCACAGGACGTATACATCAACGTCAGGGTTTACCTTTAGCGTGGACAGCAAGCGAGCGTGTGGATGCTTTGATGCCTTTATGTCGTATCTGTTGCCACTTGGCATTACGCCATCAGCGGATCCACTCCTTGGTGATAGACCAAGGTCTGGAAATACATTCATTAGTTTTGCGAAACCATACTCTGCCATCATTCCGATCACGTCTGCCTCTGCTCCGTCTTGGTTGCCAATCTTGGCATCCTTGACTCCATTGCTTCGTGCAATGAGTGAACGCATCCTGCCAATGAGTTGACATATCTGGATCTCGTCAGGGTTGAGTGTTAATTGCATTGTCTATCGTGATTGCTGAATGAATTTGAGTGCTATTGCCATTAGCTCAGGGTAGTCGCGCAGTGACTCTAGGTAGGATTGGAACATATCATCGATAGCCTGTTCAGCGAACGGGTCAGGAATGATCTCAGCTTTGACCTGTGCGTCCTCCAGATCCTTGTTGGCTGCCCTTAGTGCAAATATAGCAGCGGAGCAGAATACTGCCAGTTGTGCGGCAATGGAGCGATAGTCCTTGTTGCACTCTTTGAGTCGTTCTACCTCGGACGTGTATGGTGTTTCGCTCATATTAATATTTATAGAATGGATTTAGTGGGTTGGGTTTACTGACTTTATTATCACTGGAAGCATTCCTTATGAATTCCACATAGTATTCTTTAGCGCACTTTAGTGCCTCGTCTCGTTCAAGTTCTGCTCTTGCTGCCATATCAATCGCGCATTTCCACTTGTTCTCCCATCCAACGATAGCATCCTTAGCCTCATCACGTTCTTGGCAGAATCTTTCTGCCCTGCACTCTGCTTGTACGATTTGAGATAAAGCCTCGTCACGTTCTTGCTCCAGCCTAGCCAGCTCGCTGGTGGAGTGCAACTCCAGTGCAGTTAGCCTGTCAGCCAGTTGCTTTGCGTCCAAGTAGTCTGTTATAATTTCGTTCATATATTTATAAAATGGGGTGTGAGGTTTTATGTAGTTACCTCACAGGGTCAAATGATAACCAGCCCACATGGTGGCCGCTACAATCCCTTAAAATTGTGGCTGTGGTTTTTGGGGTCACAGCCAACCCCCTTGTCCCCTGCTGATCGGGAGTTCCCAACCTAGCGAGGAAATTCTTGAAACCTACTGGTGGCTCCTGAGGTAGGATTTGAACCTACGACCAATCGATTAACAGTCGATCGCTCTACCACTGAGCTACTCAGGATCAAATCTCTCATTTCAAACTATATTAAAACGGAAGTCCATCCCCAGCATCATCATTAACCTGTGCTGGAGCAGATTTGGCCTTTGCAGTGGTTTTGGTTGCGCCTTGATCCTTTGGCTTGACTGACAAGCTAAAGAACTTCTTACCATCTTTCTTGGACTCCTTGATCCACCCGTTGAGCCAGTAATCGGTTCCCTCGATGTTGATGGATCCGTTGTAGTCTGGGTGGGTGTCCAGTTCTTTGCGGTCATTTTTGAAGAGTGATCCGCGATTAGTGTTATCGTATTCTGCCATATTATTGTTATAGTTAGTTTATATTATGCAGCGTTTTTGTGGTG